AAGTTAACTATCAAAATTAGTATTTGACAAGCTAAAAAATAGGTATTAATATGCAAAAAAAGCGAATGATCGCAGGGAAAAAATAAACATGAATCAATTAATGGCAATTATTAAATTAATTATATTTATTAAGGTATTTCTGGTATTGCCTTGGTTCCTATCAATACCGACAATACTAATACTGGATAAGATATTATGAAACAAGTTAAGCGAAATTTAAGTGTTAAAAATATGACCCTGGATCAAATTAAACGTTGCTCTGAACATGACCGTAACGGAAAGCAATTCGATTACTAAGCAATGGGATATAGAGACGAGATAGATGCGAGATACTGGGAATTAGTACAACGTGATTATTTAAATCAGTTAAAAAACATTAATAAAATGCCCGAAAATCCCGCTATAACATCAGTTAAGGCAATCACTAAGGGCATGGATCAAAAACGCCTAGAATCGGCTAAAAACTCGCTTAAAAGCGAGATTGGGGGCTATAGACATAACCATATCAGTAACCAAGGCATTTAATCCATGGAGAAACATAGTAAATAATATATATTTACGAATTAATTAAGTATTAAAAACTGAATAGTAAGCATTAAAAAACGAATAGCAACAACTTTACAAAGGTCATTTGTTGAATTAGATTACTAAAAACAAATAGACCTCAAATTTATATGGTCTAAAAAGCGGAGAATATGAATTATGACACCAAAACAAGCTGAGATTATATCGAAAATGGAAAAAGAGAAAAATAGTAGAACGGAGATTTTTAGAAAAGCATATGAGGGTAAAGGTTTTAAATCTTCAATCAAGTCGAAATGTCTTGATTGTTGTTGTTTTATAGTTAGTGAGATTAGATATTGTACAGTTGAGACCTGCCCATTATGGACAGTTAGACCGTATCAGCTAGATGAAGAAGAAAGTATTGACAATATATAATTTAGTTAGTAATTAATAAGAGCGCATGAGCGCAGAAGGAGAAAATAAGATGAAAAGTTTAGTTAGTTTGTGTTTGCTATCTGGTTTAGTTGCTGGCTGTTCCTCACATGGATACAAACGCCATAACATGGCAACTGTTAAATATACAGTGAGGGAATATTACTTGCCTGTTAAATCAGTTGAGACTGTAAAAGTGGTGCAGAGTAAGGCTAAACCTAGAAAAGCGGTTAAAAAGGCTAAAAAGGTGGATTGCCAGCGTGTATTCAGTTTGGCTAATTCATGTATGGTGAAGTGATGAAAGTAGTAAGTAAAAAGCTAAAAACAAGAAAAGATCATAAATGTATTAGGTGCGAGTCGGTAATAGATAAGGGGGATTATGCTGTAATGACTAAAGCATATCCGTCAAATAACGGAGATGTTTATTGTGGTCCTGTTTCTATATTAAGTAATTATGCTTGTATGAAATGTATAAACGAGGTTTTTAATGAAACCCCAAATCAGTAACGCAGAATTAAAGCGCATTATCGAGACTGATGGTCTTACTATGACTCTCCGTGAGATCTCTAGAAAGTATCATATAGACGTTAAAAGACTAACTAGATCGCATCCTGAGACTTGTAAGCGCATTGGTATGATTAGAAAGGCTGAGGCTCGTAAAATGCGTGAGAGAACTTCTCCGTATAAGAAATACCAAGGGAACTTTTTAAGAAATTGTCTTAAATGCGATATGAGTTTTGAAGCTGAGAGTAAATTTTATAGGTTATGTAAGACGTGTAGGGGGAATGGAGATGAATAAGAATGAAGATGTAGGTTTATTACTATTTATAGCTGGCTTTATCGTTGACGTGATACTTGGATTTGTGACTATTTTATATTGTAGCACGATTCCGTTGGGGCAGTAGGTATGGAGCTAATAATCGCATTTATGGTCTACGACTTATGGTGTAGATATGAAAAACCACACTGGTTTTATAAGGCTACATTTTTTATTTTTATTGCTCTAATTGGAATTGTGGATAGCAAAATTTTACTGGAGAAATAAAATGGAAAATGAAGAGCTAGAAATAAGATTTAATTACTATCTAAAAACAATGTGTGGAGATGTTCAAAAGCCATTATGCTCAGAGTGCGATTCTGAATATGCAGAAGTAACCGATCTTGCCGAAGGTGAGGTGTTTTGCAAATCATGTTTAATGGTTAGCCTAAAAAGGGATATGGATTTCTTTATAGTAAGCACACAAGGATATAAGTAAATGGGCTTAAGAGAAAAAGACGAAGAACAGTCCTTTAATATTAATAAAGACGCTATCATCACAGTGAAGCTTTCTTATCGTGATATTGAGCGAATTATAATCAGTTTAAATGGTGAGAGTGAGATCAGTGATAGGTTATCAGCTTATTTAGACGAGGAAGAGCAGGAGCAGATCAATGAACGTACTTAGTTTATTTGATGGAATGAGTTGTGGAAGAATCGCATTAAATAGAGCTGGAGTTACTCCGTCTAGATATTTAGCAGCTGAAATTGATAAGTACGCCATTCAGGTAAGTAAGGATAATTGGAATGATATAGAGCATATTGGTGATGTTACAATAGTGAACTCTGAAAGTCTTCCAAGGATTGACTTACTAATTGGTGGTAGTCCGTGCCAGGGATTTTCGTTTGCTGGTAAGCAATTAAATTTTGAAGATCCAAGATCTAAGCTTTTCTTTGAGTATGTTCGCCTACTTAGAGAGTGTAAGCCTAAATACTTCTTACTTGAAAACGTGATAATGAAGCAAGAGTACCAAGATGTTATTAGCGAACAATTGGGAGTAAAACCAGTACGAATTGAGAGCTCAGATTTTTCAGCTCAGAAAAGATCACGTCTATATTGGACTAATATTCCTATCTTGCCTTGGAAGGATAAGGGAATTGTTCTTAGTGATATTATCGAACACGGCTTAGTAGATAGAGATAAGAGTTATTGCATCGATGCTAATTACTTTAAAGGAACTAACCTAGAACAGTATTTAAAGAAAAAGAGGCGACAAGTTGTTTTCGAGAGATCAAGTAAGCCGATTAGACTTGGGGCTGTAACAAAGAGTATGGGGACTAGGGTTTATCACGAAAGTGGTAAGTCAGTTTGTTTAAGTGCACTTGGCGGTGGCTGGGGAGCAAAAACAGGACTATATCACGATGATTACTGCATTAGAAAACTATCAGTTCTCGAATGCAAGAGACTTCAGACCGTGCCAGATGATTATATTATGAACGTCTCAAAGGCACAGGCGTACAAAATGCTTGGCAATGGTTGGACTGTAGATGTCATAGCTCATATCTTTAAAGGAATGAGTGAGTATTTTGACGATAGTGTTTTTTACGAGATTGAGGCGAGAAATATTAGGGAGATGCTATACAAATGAAAAAGATTTTATTTTTAATGTTAATTAGCTTTAATTCTTTTGCCGATTGCCCTTTTTCTAAAGATGGTATTTCTTGCAAGATGATTCCATGTAAGGGATACATAACAACAGATCAGCTTTCAGTTAATACAAAGTGGTATTCTATTTGCCACAATGTTTACAAAAAAGAAAAGGGAAAATGGGCTTATGATTATAAAGTCATAAGAACAGTTGTTCAGCATAAAAGAGAAGTTTTTCATTTTCAAAATGAACTACATGAAAAGGAGTAATTATGACTAATAAAGAAAAACTAATCGCTATTATTGGTGAGGAGAATTTTAGGAAGCTGGAGAGGAATTTTAAAAAAACAAAGCGCAATATTGATTCTTTTATAGAGAAAGAAGGAAAATATTCTCTGTTATGGGCTTTTGGTTGGGATTGCTCAATTGAAGGATATAGGCATTGGTACAGATTAAATTTAAAACTAATGAATGAATGGGAAACGGTTGACAATAGGCTAATCTCACCAGAAGAACAAGAACTACTCTTTAAAATGTTTGTCATGGAATGGATGGAGTACCTACAAGGTAATAACGAAGAATGGTATGAGTTTTGCCTTGGTCAGGGTCTAGGGTTAAAGATTTATGAGGCGTTACGATCGGAATAATAAATAGTTATAAAGAGTTAATTGATAAAAAATGGGGGTTTTTATGAATATCTATAAAATATCACAAACAGAAAATAATAGATATGACACTTACGATAGTGCGATTGTTTACGCCAACACAGAAGAAGAGGCTAGAAATATTCATCCAGACGGAAATGTTTGTTGGGGTGATTATCGTAAACGATGGGTTAATTCTCCAGACAAGGTGACGGTAGAAAAAATAGGCGAGACAAATTTAGAAGTTAAATCAGGTGTAATTTTAGCAAGCTTTAATGCTGGATAGGGGGAATTATGAGTCTAGATGATAGTTTTAAAAGACTAGATGAAAGATCTGAAAAAGCACAGCTTTGGTGTTTATGGGAAACATATCACAGTGAAAGATTGAATAAATGGATAAAAATTGTAAAGAAAAAATGGAATAAATAAGGAGGGATTATGATTAATTTAACATTAGAGCAAACCATTGAACTTGAAAAAGCCGTCGAGATCAAGAAAAAGGCAATTGGGCTATATGAAGATTTCTTAAAATACTTCAAGATTGACATTAATAATTTTAAAGACGGTGTTTTTATTATTTGGAGTGACTCGAGCAATAAAACACAAATCGCTATAGTTGGGAGTAACTTAGTTTACCAGTGCAGATTTCTTCACGAGACATATAATGTAGAAATATCCCCAGATGGGATTTTTGAAAAGATAAAAGAAAAATATAGAGGAATTGATCACTTGGAGTCGGAAATATCAAGATTTAAAAACAAAGACAGGGAGTAATTGTGGAAACGTTAAAAGTTGGCGATAAAAGACAATGGAGAAGTACAGGTGTTGTATTTGAAATAAAAGCAATATATTTGGATCAGGCAATAATAGATCAGCTTGGAAAAGCTTACCCGATAGATATTAGAATTATTACAGATAGAACCACATCATACCAAGAACCAAAACCAGTTAGGAAGTTAGAAGCGTGGGAAACAAAAGGGAATGGTATTGCCCGTGGCACAATCGAGTTTTGTTTGTCTGATTCTGAATCCTCCATCTACAACAAAGAGCACGCCAATGAATACCGCAAACTCAGCGACGAAGAACTAAAAGAACTAATTAAGGGGGTTATTGGTGAGTAAGGAAACCAAGGCTCAAGATTAAAATTAATTAATACTTGAAGCCCTGGTTAGCAATTGACTCTGATAACTAAATTTTAGCAAATTTAAAGGAAAGAACAAGTGGATAAAACAGATAAAGAGAATGAGTGGTGGGAAGCATACAAATATGATGAAGATGAACTTAATTACTTAATCCCAAACTACAAAATTGAAAGATTTAAGAATGAAGTACAAGAACTCAAGGCAGAGCTAGCAAAGGTAAAAGAAGAGGTAAACTTTGACGGATTTAAAAATTTAAAGTGCTGTAACGAGAATATTAAAAAAGAAAACAACTTTTTATTTGGTGAAAATGAAAACATCAAAGCAGAACTAGAAAAAGCTAACTCAGAAATAACCACGCTCAAAGATAGACTTACTTATGAGGTTGACATGATAGATGGTGCTTGTGATGAGCAAATAGAAAATCTAAGCAAAGAATTAAAACTAGCAAATGAGGCGATAGAGATTTTAAACAAAATTCGTGACAACTTACAGAAAGAAAGAAGAGAGGCATGGCAAGAACTAGAAAAAGCTAGGGAGTTGATTACTGATCTTTCTAAAATATTAAATTTGTTTGATGGATTTTACGCTGATGAATTAAAAGACCAAGTAAATGAATTTCTAAAAACAAAGGAAGGAGAGTAGTGGGAACGCAACAACTTACAGATATTGATAAAGATACGTGCAATGCTATCGTTGAGCTATCGATTGAAAAGTGGAGAATACAGTTTGAAAACATGGGTCTTTTCAAAGAAACCCCATGGATGCTCGATAAAAACTTAAATCCAAAAGTCGAGCGCACATACGAATTAATATCTATTGAAAGCTGTTGGATAGCATATCTTCAATCTCGCATATATAGCCAAGTTGAGATTGATAATCTCGAATCCAAACTCAAAGCACAGCAAGAGTTGATTGATATTATGCGAGAGGGTGAAAGCATTTTAGAAAGAATTTATCGAGGACTAGAAAAAGATATATCAACTATCCCTAACTCTTTTGTGCATAAAGATATGTCTTTTTATTTTAAAACAAAACAGGCACTCGCAAAACTGGAGGCAAGATGAAGCAAGTCAAAAAATATAGAATAAATCAAGATATACCAGACGGTTCAGTGTTTTTGTTTAAAGAGGACTCCACCGAGACCGTTACATGCAAAGGGTTTCCTGTTGAATACACCTATGATCGTGATGTTACTTGGTTTTATTATGAGGTTTTTATTGATCCAATCATCGTAAAAAAAGATTCTGGTGTATCGAAAGAGAGTCTATCGTTATGAAAAAACTAAAAACAAATAGGCGAATCTTCTACAAACGCCCACTTCTAACTAGAATATGGGACAAATACAATTTATTAATACTACTGGTATCAATGTTTTTAATGATTATCAGTAAAATATGGGCAAATGGGTTTAAGGTGGCGATATGAAGTGGGAAGATGTAGATGTGATGAGAATTTATATGAAGTCTGGGGCTGTGTTTCAGTATTATGGATTCTCTCATAAGATAGATCCGAATAAGCTGCTGTATAGTATTTTGGACATGGTAATATTTGAAATAAATCACAATACAATTTTTCAATCATTTAAATCATCAGAAATCGAATCCATCGAATTTGAGGCTAAGCATGGGAGCTAGGATCACAATTAAAAAGAATAAGCTACAGATTAAGCTCTATTATATGGGGGCTTATATTGGAAAGATCCAGGTGGCTGAGGATAACAAAACACAATCAGCTTCTCTTGATCTATCATTGCATAGCGATATTAAAATAGAAAGAGATTACATTGACAAGGATATGGACAAAAATTACAATTCTGAAAGTGACTAGGGTTTTTATTCGTTTTCCCTGGTTGCAGTAAAACCTCCTGGGCAGGGTTGATCTCCTGCCCTTTTTAAACGAAAAACAGATAAGGAAATCAAAATGAATATCGACGTACATAAAGCATTGGACAATGGTTATCATCTCATTCCTGTAAACGGTAAGGTTGCGTTTATGGGTGGCTATAATGACAATATAGGTTGGAATGCGGTTGAGGTTACTCACGAAGCTTGGGATTTTTGGGAAGAAAATCTCGATATGGGTAGACTTGGATACGGATTACTTTTGGGTGAGAAGTATAGCGGAGTCTGTGCCATTGATTTTGATACAAATGACCAGGAGATTATTGATCGAGTAGTAAAGTTTTTAGATATTCCTTTAGTTGGTATTAAGGTTGGATCTAAGGGCTTTACTTGTTTCTTTAGATTAGATGAAGAGTATCCAGATAGATTAGTTTATCAGTATAAACTAAATGGATCAGTAGCGGTCGAGTTTTTCTTAGGTAGAAAATACACTGTTATTCCACCTAGTCCACATCCAGATGGCGGTCATTATAGATGGGAAGGTGACAGTCTTTTAAATATCGATATTCAAGATCTACCAATCTTAACAGTAAAAGAAATTGAGATGGTGGGTGAAATTATCAATTCAGCATCTTTAAGCGATGCACTTAAAAACCTTCCAAAAACACAAACTAAAGATGGCGGTCGCTGGTCCACTATTACATCAATGGCTGGACGATTAATTAAACAGTACCCTGGTGACACTATGAAAGTAGCCGGGATTCTAGTTGAAGTTGATAGAAGATTGTTTCCAGGAGACCAGTTTTTCCTATCTAAAGAAAAACTAGGTTCATCTAAGACTTCAGACTCAGACATGGCAAATGCTATGAATTGGGTTGGTGACTTTATGAAGTCATGTACTACTAGAGATAAAGAGCTAGTAGCTTTAATTGAAAAAGCAGCTGAAAAAGAAATAAGAAATAATTTAGTTGAGGACTGGTCTTCACCTATCCCATTCAGCGAAAGAGAGTTGATGACTTATTCCGCTGATTTTCCAGAGGAGATACTTCCGGATTACCTTAAGGAATACTTTAACGATCATAAAGAAAGAAAGGCAATGACTATAGATGGTATGGTTTTATCTATGCTTACTGGATTAGGATCATTGCTTCAGGGTAGGGCTAAGATTTATCCAAAAGGCATGGGAGATGATTTTTACATTAGACCAAATCTTTTCAGTATGATTGTAGCGCCTTCTGGTATGAAGAAAGATTCTATGGTCAACAGCGGATTAGCTTTCTTTAATGAGATCGATAGAACACTACAAATGACTGATGATTTAGATGATCTGAAGCTTAAGGAAGAGAAGCTCGTTTCTCTTGCCAAGAAAAGAAAAAAAGCAATTGATTCTGATGATGATTTAACTGAAATCACAGCACAGATAAAGCAGCTCCAATTTGAGATAATGAGTGAAAGAGAAAAGAAGCCTGTTTTAAGATTCCAGAATGGTACGACTGAAAAGATGTATCTAACTTGCATGGAAAATCAAAAACGTGGTGTCTTATTTCACCAATCAGAGTTTACTGGATTGGTTGCCATGATGAATAAGCGTGGCTCTGAATCCATGAGATCATTTTTCTTAAAGCTTGCCAATGGTACTGATGCTGAGGGATTTTCACATGAGACAATTTCAGGTGCAAAAATTAAGATTGGAAAGCTAGTGGGATCTATGGTGGCATCTTGTCAGAATGATGCACTAAATGCGCTATTAAGACCAGTGAGAGTTGGATCTATTGAGAATGATGGATTCTATCAGCGATTCCTATATGCCTTTCCTAGAGAGCTTCCAATGATTAGGCAAAAGGTAGTTAAAGAAAAAGTAAATTATGATGAAATTCAGAATGTATTTTGGTTGGCATATAATGCAAATGACTTTGACTGTGAATTAACTGATGAGTCTATCGATGTATTCTTAGATTATGAAATGAATATGCAGCTTAAGAGAGCTAAGAACATAGACTCAGCACTACAATCACTCCAGGCTAAATACTTAGGTACGATGCCTAAGATTGCTTTCTTATTACAGTTTTTACACGAAAAGAAATATCCAAGAATGATTGAAAAGAAATATGTTCTTTTAGCTGTAGAGTTTATGGAGTGGCAAAAACTAACACTAGAGGCTTTCTGGACCAACTCTAATACGTCAATGATGTATCAGTTAGCAAATTCTATGCTGAATGATATTAAGCTTGGTGTTTATAAAGATGGCGATACACTAGAAAAGGTTAGAAAAGTTATCAAGGCGACTTCTGGTGATATTATCAAGGCAACTCAGATCCTAGAGGAAAAGAATTATATTAGATTAGTTTCTGATGGAAAAAAAGAATATCACATCATGGTGAACCCATTATGGCGATAAAATTAAGACCGTATCAAGTTGATGCCATAAAAGAAGTCTTTGATTCTTTTCGCATTAATGAGACGAATGTTATTTTAAATATGCCTCCAGGGGCAGGGAAAACCACCGTATTTGCCGCTATATTGAAAAAGTGTATAGAGACAAATTTTCCAGTTGTATTTTGTGTTAGGTCTAGGGAGCTTGTAAAGAATGCCTCTAAAACACTCAAGAGATACGGAATAGATCACTCCATATTTATGTCTGGAAGTATCCACTACAGCGCAAAAAAGATGGTACAAGTATGCTCAGCTGATACACTGACAGCAAGAAAGAGTTTCCCATTCAGCGACCAAGAAGTACTACTTTGCCTTGACGAAGTGCATAAAGACTATTCTAAAATAATAGAAAACTACCCTAGAGGCTTTATCCTAGGTCTATCAGGAACTCCGTACAATGTAGAAATGAATAAATACTTTCATAGGGTAATTTCACCAGTTCAAGCTTATGAGCTTCGAGACTCTGGATACCTAGTGGACTTTGTTACTTATTGCCCCAATATTATGTCAACTAAAGACATCAGTATTAAGCGTGGTGATTTTGATAAGAAGCAATTAGAGTCAGTTGTTACTGAGTCTGCCGTAGTTGGTAACGTAGTTTCAGACTGGATTAAGTACGGTCAGGATAGACCTACTGTATGCTTTGCGGTTTCAGTAGCTCACTCTCAAATGCTTGCTAATGAATTTAAAAGAGCTGGAATTTCAGCAGTTCATTGTGATGCTAATTCTACTGAGCAAGAAAGAGAGCACGCTAGGATTGGACTAGAGAATGGATCTGTTAAGGTAGTATGCAATGTTGATATTTTTTCAGTAGGCTGGGACTGTCCAGCGGTATCTTGTATTATTCAGGCTAGACCAACATGGTCACTAATTTGGTATCTCCAGGCTTTAGGTCGTGGCAATAGATCAATGGATGGAAAAGAAAACTGTATTGTTATTGATTCTGCTGGAAATGTTTTTAGACATGGGCTTTTTTACGAAGTAAGAGATATTGATTTAACTAAAAAAGAAAAGAAGCAGTATAAAGAAAAAGACAATATCACCAATTGTGAAGCTTGCTTTATGATCTTTGATTCTAAGTTTAGAACTTGCCCACATTGTGGACATCAAAAACCAGTTAAAGAAAGAAGGCTAAATCTAAAAGAAGGTGAGCTTTCTATGTATAACGAAGATCCACACGAAAGAAGATCTAGGCTTATTAGAGAGTGTAGACTGCACTTTAAAAACTGTGAATGGGTAAGAAGAAGAAAAGGAATTAAAAACCCTAGTTTTTCTATTGATTCATGTATTAAGAAATTTGGTGAAGAGATAGTTAATGCGATGAACGCTCGATAACTTCTTTTTCAAAAATATCGTGCATTTCTGGAAAGTACATTTTTAACTTTGCCATAAATCGCTCGGATGGTTTGCATACTTTGGTAGCACTATTGCCTTTAAAGTTAATAACACGATAAATATAGGCAACATCGATACCCAAGATTTTTGAGAGTTTGTAAAAAGATATTTTATTAATTTTCATATATTCTTTAGTATTCATAACTTGCACCATAAAAAAGTTGTTGACAACATAACAAGATAATCATACCATGTGATTGTCAAATTGACAAGGAGATTAAAAATGAAAGATTTACTGCAAAGATGGCTAGACATTAAAAACGTAGAAAAAGCAATGAAAGAACAAAGAGAAGAAATTGAGGTTCAACTATACACTGAATTTCAACAATTCTTAAAGGAAGATTCTCAGGCTACTTTTAATCATGACGGATACAAGTTGGTTATTAAGCCTAACGTAACAGTCTCAGTTGACCAAGAGAAAGCTGCGACTAGACCGGATTTATTCAAGGTTAAATATGATTTAAGCTGGAGTCAATTTAAGAAGTCTACTGAGAAAGATGTACTAGAAGATATGATTACATATAAACCTGGAAAGCCTACTTTTACAGTTACTAAGGGGGAATAATGAAATTTAAGAGTACGAAGGATTTAACATCAGAGAGATTCGTAGCACTGATTGTTGGTGAGTCTGGTGTTGGAAAAACATCACTGGCGAAAACACTTCCAATGCCACACGAAGAGATGCTTATCTTTTCAGCAGAATCAGGATTGCTTTGCTTAAATGGAACAGATATTCCTGTTTATGAGATTGATCCAAAAAACCCATGGAAATCAATCGAAGAGATTTTTGAATATCTTTGCACCGATGAAGCTAAGGAAAGATTTAAGTATATCTTTGTTGATTCATTAACAGAGATTGCTCAGTTGATTTTGGCTGAATTAAAAAGAGACCCACTGTTGTCTGATAAGAAAAATGGTTTTCTGCTATGGGGGAGTTATGCAGACAGAATGACAAAGATTATTAAGATCTTCAGAGACTTCAAGCCATACTCAGTAGTATTTAGCTGTCTATCTACAAAAGAAAAAGACGGATTAGAGATGGTAGATGATTTTTCAATGCCAGGGCAATCAGTTAAAGAAAACCTAAAGGCTTACTTTGACTTAGTTCTACATTATCAGCTTTTTACTGATGATGAAGGAGTGGTCCATAGAAAGCTAGTTACTGACACATCAGTATCAAGATTAGCTAAAGATAGATCAGGTAAATTAGATTCATACGAGGAGCCGAATTTGGCTCAAATTATTAATAAGGTTTTATAGGAGGAATTATGAAATTAGGATTAGACTTATCAGAAAACAAAGTATCAGCACCATCAACTTACACAACAGTTCCAGCAGGTGAATATGTTGTAAACGTAGCTAAAATGGAAGTTAAAGATAATAAAGCCGGAACAGGTGCTTATCTTGAAACAGGCTATGAAGTATTAGAAGGAACTCTTGCAGGTGCAATGATTAAAGACATCATCAACATCAGTAACCCAAATAAGGAAGCTGAAAGAATTGGTCGTGACAGACTTAAGACAATTGCTACTTATATTGGTCATAAGAATCCAAATAAAATTGCTGATACAGATGAAATCGTTGGTAAAGGATCTTTTAAGATTACAGTTGAAGTACAAGAAGATGGTGTTTATAAAAACAATCGTGTTAAGTATTTAACTAAGATTGAATCAGAAGCGCCTGTAAAAGAAGAAGCACCAAAGGCTACTGCAAAAAAACCATGGCAGGTTTAAGTGAAAATACCTGAATCAATGCACACAACAGCGCATTTAATAGACGAAGCTTTACGCAGAAAAGCTAACTCAAAAGCTCCTAGGGATTACCTAGGGGCTTCTATTCTTGGTGAAGAGTGTGATGCAGCTCTTTGGTTCAGCATTCATAAGCCTGTAATGTTAGATGATCCAAGACTGAATAGAATATTTCAGATGGGAAATCTAATTGAAGACTATGTAATACAATTACTCCAGGAATCTGGAATCAATGTATTCACTAGAGATGAAGACGGTAATCAGTTTGGATTTATTGATACGCCAATTGCAGGGCATATTGATGGAGTCTTGACTGGATTACCTGAATCATCTAAGGCTCACTTATTTGAATGTAAATCAATGAACGATAAAAACTTTACTCTTATTAATAAGGTAGGATTAAGGGAATTTAGCTCTAAATATTGGGCACAGGTTCAGGTTTATATGAAGTATATGAAACTGGAAAGATGCTTATTTGTAGCGATGAATAAAGACAATCAAGAGCTATATTTTGAGAGAGTTAAATTTGTAGCTATGGAGGCTGAATATTATGTCAACAGAGGAAAAGAAATCCATGGTCTCGAAGAAAGACCAGCAAGAAAATATCCAAGCAAAGCACATTTCAAGTGTAAGTTCTGTAACTTCAGAGAACAATGCTGGATCGACTAAGGAACATGAAAGAGTAGTTAAGGCTACGCTATTATGGCTTTCTATGAACAGAAAGTGGATATTGTGGAAAAATAATACTGGTGCAGGATACGGATTTAGTGGTGGTATTATCCACTTCGGATTAAAGGGATCACCAGATATTATTGGATTTGATGATAAAGGCACATTTATCGGAATTGAAGTTAAGACTGGAAATGCTAAACAGAATAAGCATCAAAAAGCATTTCAAGAAGCTTGCAAGCTACATGGTGCTAAATACTATCTAGTTAAACCTGGGATAATTTATGAAAAACTGTTTGTTTCTGGATCTTGAAACTTCGAGTCTATCTGTGGAACACGGAGCTGTACTTGAGTTAGCTGCTATTGCCTATATGGACGGAGAAGTCAAAGACAGTATTCTTCTTAAAATGAGACCACACGCTGATGCCCATATGGACCCAAAGGCTTTTGAGATAACAGGATTCTCTATTTCTGAGGTAAAGACATGGGAAGATCCAGTTGTTCAAATTCAAAAGCTAATAGACTTTGTAGATTCATTTGACTGTAAATTTAGAATAGCTGGTCACAATGTTAAGTTTGACTCTAAATTCCTATTTAAGCTTTTCTGTAGATATGGATTTTACGGAGAATACATCAGTAGATTTAGAAGTGATAACATCTGTACGCTTGAGATGGCAAAGTCTCTTGATCTTAAAAAGAATAAGAAAACAGAGTCAAATTCACTTGGTGATTTATGTAAGGCATTTGATATTGAACTAACTAAAGCCCACTCAGCAATGCCTGATATTGAGGCTACTGTTAAGCTATATGAAAAGCTCTCTAGTATGATGCCTAATATTCAGCGTGAAAAGTTTAATGGTGACTATCAGAAGCAAAGAAGGCATTTTCTTGATAGATCCTTTGTAATCTTTAATCCTGAAGGAGATATCTTCATCCAGGAAAAAGCTACAAAGGACCCAGAGGCACTAAGATTTATCTTAGGCGAGATATGGGATCTTTACTGTTAATCCACCAATAGTCCAGTATTATAAAGACTTTCAATCTTAGATGCCTTCTCAATAGTTGGCATCTGGGATTTTCTAATATCTTCGATTGCAATAGGTACGATTGCTGGATCAACTTTTCCATCGAATCTATTATACTTATCTTTCTCGAAAATCTGTGGAAACATATTAGCGAGTTGGCTAATCATAGGTTTAACTGATTCTGGATTTCTTTGTAATCCACTGAATAACTGAGATGCCATACCTAAGATCTGTGGATCCCTAACTTCCATTTGAAGCTTTGCCATTACCATATCTTGTTCACCCATAATTCTAGCAGTATCTCTTGGAATTTCGTATTGAGCTACTGTGTCTGCTGTGATGATGGATTGAGGTTGTCTGTTGTTTTCAGTCTGTGGCGCAGATCCTATTGGTGCTAAGTATGGAGCCGCCTTCATTGTAGGATTAACTAGGAACTTATTAGCAGCATCAACTGCACTAGATGTCACAGGTCCAACATACTCAGGAAATGCACTTAGTGCCTCTCTTAGGATACCTCTATCCAGCGATCCAACTGGAACATAAGCCCCAGCACTACCTTTTGTAAGTCTAGTTTTATCTAATAGATCTTTGGTTGATAAGCCAAGCTCCTGTTGTCTTTTTAGTTGCATGAAACTATTAATTTCATCAGGAGAAAGGTACTGAGGTAATATTTCCATTTCTGCTTTAGATGCCGCTCTATGTAAAGCCATTCCGGCTTCGTGCATAGATCCAGCCTCAACTGGATTATTGACGGCGCTCAACTTAGCACCATCAATAAGTTTATTTGCCTGCTGTCTAAGTTCAGTTGCAAAGCCAGCCGGAAGCATTCCTCTTTCTTGGATCATATTCTTATATTCATCAACCAAACTAGAATTTACCTGAGATCCAAGCATTCTATTTTCAGCTGTAAATTTATCAATATCGGCAAGCCTATCAATTTCTGATTGCTTAAAATCAAGAACAGGTATAGCTTCGTTTATAATCTTTTCAGCTGATGATTGTTGATTCTGTAGCATCCTTCTATCTAGAGACCCCTTTGCGCTCGCCCTCATGTCTACAGGGTCAATTAGTTTATCACCTTTAACTTTAGATAGAAACTGGTTAGCCTTCTCAGAAAGTGACCCGATGTAACCTTTTGATGTGTCCCTAGATGTTCTGCCAATACCATATTCATCAGTTTCAAATGAATATGGACCCTCTAGAAAATCCATTGCTTTTTCTTTATTAAATGGAGTTATTACATTCTTCTTGTTTGCCGTTGCAAAATCTACAACATCCTTCCACTTCCCAGATGATTTTAATGCACCTGCTAGAGATGAGTCTTTTTGTGTAGCATTCAAATATGCCTCTGTTGTAGCTTTCCTATAAATATCGGCAGCTTTTTCAGATAGATTGGCAGCCTTGTTTGCAGCTCTTGCCACAAACGGAACCTCAGTCCCAATATCAAATGCCATCTGTGCGATTGCAGCTGGTGTTGATGATTGCTCAGCAAAGCTAGATAGCTTTGGTGCCTGCTCCTTAATTCCTTGTGGAATGTTTAATAGCGGATCACCCATACCTTCAATTGATTCCAACCCTGCTAACGGATTACCTTCTGATGATGGGTAAATTCCTGCTTCATACTCTGCAATAAGCGGAGATAATGGATCCTCTTGACCCGCTATAGCCTTACCAATCGACCTACCTGTTGCTCCCGCTACTGATAATGGCTTACCAAGAACAGATAGACCTTTAACAACTGGTCCTGCGACATTATAAATTGGTTCTAGGTATTTTTGTTCAAATGTAGGAGTCTCTTCTCTTAAGAAGTCATTTATCTCTGAATCAACAGATGAGTTTTCTTCAGCTAAAAAGTCTTCAATTTCTTTATCGATTTCTTTGCTCATATTATAAACCTAACTCTTGTTTTTTGCGTTCTAAGAACTTCTTAAGTAAAGCTGGATCCTTTATCTTCTGCTTGGCAGCCTTTTCAAGTTGAATATACTTAGCTTGGTTTGCTCTAGATGGCTTTCCTTTTGGTGCAACAACTTCAGCTTTTGGAGCCTGAGTTCTAGGACCACCTCTAGGTATTGTGTTTCTAATTGCATCTAGATCTCTCTGCTTAAGAGACTTTGCTGATCTTGCCAGATTAACAAATGATTTTGCGTAATCCTGTATTTGACCAGTTAATCTATTGTCGATTGCATACTGTAATCTATTTAAGTATGTATCCATGTCGATACCTAGAATTGACTTATAATCCTGATCAGTAAGAATACCCTTGGATTCATAATCTCTAGCAAGAGCATAAATAGATGCTGCCATTGTTCTAGGATCTTTTGTTCTTGAAAGTGTTTGCTCAACTTCATCAAGTCTTGCAAGCGATCTCTCGATTTCGTATGTGTCCTTTTGTGCTGTCTTTTGAGCTGATTCGATATTCTCAGCCTGACCCTTTGTGCCAACATCATAAAAAGAACCAAGACCTTGATAGGCATCGATTGTCTTTTTTCCTCCCTTTTGGGTGTCATAAAGATTAATCATCTTATTGCCTTTAATATCTTCAGTTTCTTTTAGTTTTTGAGGTTCATACTGCATTACACTTGCAAGTTCTTCAGGTGCAAGCATTCTTCCCTGGGTCATATCGTATAGACTATCTCCGATATATCTACCAAGAAACACTCTATCTGTTTTTAAGTCTCTAAACTGTTTTCTAATTCCAGACTTATCTCCATCTAGACCAAGCCTTCCCTTTGCTACAATATACGGCTCCTCACCAACAGCATATCTAGCTTTTTCGTAGTAAGGAGTACCATCAGTAGATTTTAACTGAACTAATTTGGCATTAAGCTCGTCTTGTGATCTTTTTTGTGCGTACTGATTACCTTTGTCATATTGCATATTCTGCACATATGGACTATCTCCACCGAGTGTGCTTAATAATCCTGGAGCACCACCAACAAATGCATCAACTAGAGCTGATCTTAAGTCACGACCAATTTCGTCTTTTGGAAGATTAGGATTAACATCAACTTCAAGATCAGGCATAGAAATAGGCTCTACATACTCAACTGGGGTTGATCCATCAATAGTAAGCTCCTCTAGTGCTAATTCCTCTTGAGCTGGCTTTCTTTTTTTGGCTAGTTCAGATAAAATACTCATTATTTTTTCCTTTTAACTACCGGCAACTCTGTTCCATCTGGAAGAGTTACATACATATCACACTCTTCTTCCATTTCATCTTCTTCACCAACTTCTTCTTCTAGTTTATCTTCTTTTTCCTCTAGAAGTGATAAGAGTGCTTTTTTCTTTCTGATACCCTCTAATTCTTTCATTATTTCTTCCTTTCCATTAATTCTTTGATTAATACATCATACATTGGCTTTCTAACTAATGGCAAAGATGGCGCACTCATATAATCAGCCTGACCAACATCAGACATCATACCTTGAGCTGTAGGGATCTCTTGAAACGAATCTACTCTATTTGGTTGCTGTTCAGACGCAATTATCTGTGCCTCTGGAACTCCCAAAAGATTAGCAAGCATCTTTCTCTTTCTAAGACCTTCTAATAAATCTTCGCTAAATTGCTTCTTTACTATTTGCGCTGATTTGTTTTCCATAAGTAATTACCTTTCCTATTAGACCACAAACCGGCTCTCCGATATTTGAAATGAGCTTACCGAGTAGGTTTTTATCTCCTGCCATGTTTCTAGCCCATGCCATACCGAATACGGAAATGAACTTAGTGAACAGAGAAGATTTCTTCATTAATTTTACGATAGGATCAGCTAAAAATCTATAGCCGATATAAATTTCTGGTCTTGTTTTTCTAATGAATTTACCATAAATTTCATCTTTTCTTTTAATCTCTTCAGACATATAGCCTTGAGTATATAGCTCAGAGCAAATTACCGATAATCCACCACTAGAGTAATTAGGAATAATTCCAGGAGTCTTGCCAACAGCAAGCGCTTGTTGACCATAAGTCTGGCTCATTGTGGTTCCAGCTACAGCATTAATGTTTTTAGCAAATGCGTCAAGAGCAGCCTTTTCTTCGCCTCTATTGGCAGCAGCAGCCTGAAAGTTTGCATTTTGTCTTTGCTGAATATTTTGTGCTGTCATATCGATACCAGATAATCCAGCTTTTGCGTTTGATTTTGCAATTTGATCTTGAGATGCTTTAATGGCTAAATCACCTGAGATAGGTGCTTGGTTTGCCATTTTTTTATATCTTTCTCCAATGTCCTTAGCTTCTTGACCAATTTCACCGATAGTCCTACCAGTAATTAGTTTAGATAGATTAAGACCTTGCATCATACCTTGTGATTCAGGAGCAATTTCACCTGTTCTTTGATTGAATGAATATGATAATTGTCCAGAATTTGGATTAGTATAATCAGTCATAAAATTACTGAATTGCCTATTTGCGCTATCTGTACCAAAGTTATTTGCCATATATACCTCTTTTTAATTATTTTATCAGAAAAACCTTAAAATTTACAACGTCACCAGGTGACTGTATTACTGTAGATATTGTAATTTGTGTTGAAGTCGCACCAGACCAATCGAACCCAAAAAAATAAGCAATACCACCAGAATTATAAAAACCACCAGCATATAAAGCAGCCCTAGGAATCCATCCTAGATTGTGATTTAATACTGTTGACCCAACTATTCCACCACTCGTTATGCTTACTGTAAATAGCTCACCATCAACCATAAACCTATCAGAATCAATATCTATATTAGATTCTTCAATAAAAGATGAATTAATTACCTTTGCCATGTAATTAAATGCTTCCTCTGGTGAGTTAAAGCTATCTAAAAATGGTATTTTATTTTTAATTATTGGCTTCATCGTGTCTTATCCACCACGCCCCAGTCCTTAACAGCAAACTCATATCCAGAAATGCAGATGTTTTCATCCAACACACTGTTGCTCATTTTAAGTGATACTGAGTTATTATTTGCAATAGGAAGGCAATTCATCCTTGAATTTTTACCTGAAAATGTAAATGTCTTAGTCTGACCTGATCCAGCTGTAGACCAATCCTTAAACTGCTCAACATCTAAGGTAAAATTCACATTATTTAAATTATAAATTCTTAGCTCTGTAAACTTATTAATTAGTCCAGGCTCTCCGTTATCGAAAAACTTAGTCTTTAACCAAGCATCAATCGCCACACCATCATCATTTCGTGCATCATCAAACACATAACCATCAGTATTATTAAAAAATAGAACCTTGTCTTCATTTGTATTAATTAATCCAGACTCACAGTTTAGAGAATCCCAAATAAACCATTCATTCCAGTGCCAGTCATATGCAGCGATGTAGTTACTGATACCATCAGTTACATAAAATAAGTATTTATCTTGGGATACATCAATTGCTGATTTTGTAAGTGTCTTATCGATAGCACTAAAAAATGGATCAAGAGAATCTGTAAACTTTTCAGCCTTAAATCCATTACTGATATAAATTCCATCATTTCCTTGGAATAGGAATCCAGATTGAATCTGTAAAAATGACTTATTAGATAGACATCCAATATAGTTAGTCTCGATCTTCCTAAGAGCAAACTCTCCAGGGACAAGGACACCATCAAGCGACCACAAAGATCTATCTTTACCAACAATCAGTGAATCCCTTGATCTTGTTAAGCCAGTTACCTGACCATCATAAGACTCACCAATTTTTTGTCTATTTACTGCACTGATATTCTCTCCGCTATCACCTGTTGAAATATCAGAATAGAAAATAATGTCATTATTATTAATTTGCGTAAAAACGTTATTTTGATCCCACAGACCAATAATATTACCATAAACCAACTGATCTCCAAATGCCTTAATGTATTTGCATAGAGGAGGTCTTAGTTTTGATGTAGATGTATCATAAACATCTTCGAGCAAAATTCCCGTGCTATTCCAAGCATTAGAAGTGGTAAAAGATGCAGGTTGTGCTGTCACTGGAGTGGATATTCCATTTTTAGCTGTAAAGTTTGTCTGAGTATAAATCACATACCCAGCATCTGCATTTGTAGAAATTGCAGTCACCAATGATTGCCTACCATCTAAAGGCTGTCTTCCTGATGGAACTACATATGTAAAAGTAATATCTACACCATCTAAAGACGCATTTGTAAATGTTACAGTAGATCCTGTTGTAGATAAAACCTCTAGTAATATAAATGTTCTATTTGTAGGCTGATTAATTACAATTCCACCACTAACACAATCATCTGAGCTAATAAATACAAATTGACCTGCACTTAGATTATGCCCAACATTTGTAATGGTAGGGTTGGATTGGTTAATCGTTTGCGGAGTTCCGGATAGTAGATCAAGATACTGAGCATAGCCGACAAAAGCCTGTGTGATTAATTGCTGAACTGTATATGAAGTAACTAGCGTATTAGTAGAAAACTGTTCATATGGAGAATATACAATATTTCCATTTAGATCTCTAGTTCTCCAGAATACACGCCAATAATAAGTTGTTCCAGCGCTAAATCCAGATGCGATTGGTGTGGGCAGACCTGCTGTGTATGTGTAATAACCATCAGTTTTAAGAACAACTGAAGTTAGACCATCAATAGTCATAATGTAATACAGATCATCTAGATACTCGTCACTTTCAACTGTGATTACTGGTCTAGTTAACCCTGTTGTTGATCCATAAATACTTCTGATAAATGCAAATGTAGTACCATCGTAAACATTTACACTGTATCCAAAAACACCGCCACCATCAAATGTAACAAAAGCTACAATTTGATTTTTAGATTTAAAATATACTGCGTCTGCAAATTCTTCACCCGTATCAAGTGCAATTGCTCCAGCATACCCCTTTCTCTTGATATAAAATCTATTCGTGTCTAACTGCACGTTTCTAGCGTCAATTAACTTATTGTCTTGTATTGTTAGTGGATTGCTCTTTTGATCGATTCCACCAAGTTCAAAAATCTTCATTAGAAGAACCATTCCTTATTTTGTAAAATCGGAGGAGCAAAATCATCAGCACTATTATCTGCCAATGTTTCCATGACCTGAGACAGCATAGAGCCATCAATAGCACTAGCAATCTCAATATCTCTAGATGAAAGTCTAGCCATAATAAGCTTCTCTAGTCCAGTCAAAAGAATCTTTTCACAAGAATCAACCAACTGAGAATGGGAAGATGCATAATATCCAGGAACAACAAATTGTCCCACTGAAATACCTGTAGTATCACCTGTAGTGATAGTATCTGCTACCTGAGATGTGAAATCCATATTGTATTTAATGATTTCTCCATTAGCATCTACAACTGAAAAATAATCATATAAGCTATTCGCACCTGTCCCATATCCAGCATCTAAAACAAGTGAATTTGCATTTACTGTTTTAATCTTTCCGTATCTTAAATTTAAATCAGGGACCTTTTTTGCATACGAAACTCTAATAAAGTAATTAGAGAAATCAAATGGAGGCATAATGATTTTATTATTTCTGAGAACATATCCAAACTCATTTGTTTGAGACTTCTCAGAGATATTAGTCATTGGAATAAATTTTTGTCTAGGACCATCAGTAAGTACAATCCAAACAGCATTTACTGAATTTGAATTGAAGATGTCATATGGAAGATCATATTCATTTTGACCAACTATGGTCGTAAAGTCATAAACATTAGAGTTAAACTTATTCTTAACTCCCGAACTAGCAATGAAATCTTGGATATATGACTGGATTCTATTCAATAACTGAAACAAAAGTGTATCAGGCATTGCCTCTGTTTGATCCTGTGTATTTGTATTTTGTCTAGCTTCATTTACTAGAAGTTGCGCCCTTCTCATCATGCTACCGTAGCCCCAGCTCTCATAAGATTATTTAGAGCTGATACTGTTTGTGCTTTTCTATTTTCAGCTTCAGCTGCGATTGCCTGCTCTTGAGCTTGCTTTGCTTTTTGCTTTGCCTCAATCTGAGATAAGATTAATCCAGCTCCAGCAACACCAAAACCAGCCGGTCCAGCCCCCATAAGAGCAGCATTTAATCCACCACCCATAAGCATACCAGAAATACCAGCTCCACCACCTTGAACAGCGCCTTGAGCAGCAGCTGTTTTCCAAGAGTCATTAGGCACTGATTTGTTAAGATCAGCCATTGTATCCATCTGTGGATTTTGATCATCGTATGATGTAGATAGTTTTTTATTTCTTAGTTCGCCTAATAGGCTATAATTATCTGATCCGTAGTTCATATTTTACCTCGTAGTTATGGTAAATTTTACTGCGTTTTACTTTTTATAGCAAGAGCGAATAGTCTTGGTGATTAACCTAGAGTTCATTTCTGCCATCGTCTCTAGCAATTCTCTCGGAACAGCCTGATTTAAAGCTGTATGCCATTGGACACAATGTTGCCATTCGTGCCAGAATGACTCTTCTAGTTGATCTTGGGACTGGTTTGATGATAAGAAAATGGTATTACAAGTATAATCCCAAAGTCCGGCATAATCCTGAGTATTCACCACCTTTATCTTAATTTTATGCCCTAATATTGTTATTGATTTAGGTAATATAAACTTCATCTTGTACCTACCCACCTATTTTCTGAGTTTACTTCCATTGGAATTAAATAAGGCATACTGTTTTCTATGAAAGTTACGCCTAGAATTGGTCTTTTGACCTGTAGTTTATTGTATGCAAAAGCCAAGGATTTATCGTCAATAAGACAGGCAGATGTGATTGCAAAGTGCAATTCTCCATAATCACTCTGCCAATAGCGGATTTCGAATTGACTGTGATGGTGTCCTTGAACAAGTGACATTCCTAGAGACTGTGATGCCTGGAGTACGTTTGCGCCTAAAGAATGGACAAACATACACCTTCTTCCATTTGGTAGACTTATTGTAATCTTTGGATACCATTTCCAATCCGGAGTACCCAATACATCAGCGTAAGACTTTAAAAGATAGCGTGGCATACCGTGGTGTTTAGCCTTACGATACACCATGCTACCATGATTACTTTCCAACACATCCATGTGTGGGAATAGCTCATATAATGAGCTTATGTAGGCTTGCGCCCTTCTTAATTCATCACCTGCTGAAAATAACTCTTGGTCACTGTCATGGAAAGAAAGGCTGTGATAATCTAGTTCATCTCCAAGACAAATAACTCTCGTAGGATTCAATGTTCTTTTGATTTTAGCTAGAAAATCGATAGCATCTATGTGCTGATATGGTAGGTGCAAATCGGGGATTACTAGAATCCTAGAATTATCCATCGCTCTTCCTTGAGTGTGGGTACTTCTAATTATCGCAACAAACTATGAGATATATCAATTTAAAAATTCTTAAGGTTGCATTTTGCAACAAGTCTTATTTACGTCTTAACTGATATTCACAGCGAATAAGTTTTTCACGGATCTCGAAGATGTAATCTGAGTACGCTTGATAGTCTTTTGGATTTGTGCATATGTAGTTTTCTAGCTTGTAATTATCGTATGATCTATCTTCTTCTGGTTTTCTAAGGTCAGTACAACCTGCTCCGCCATCGTCATAATGCACACATATTTCTGCTTGTGGCATCGGGTAAGGGGCTTTGTCACACTTACTTACCGAGAGACTCAGCGAGCTTACGACTAAGATGCTTACGATCTTCATTGGTTTTAGCATTTTCGATTTGATAGAGAACATCACGAACCTCTTTTTTATAGCTTGCTATTTCTTTATGGATCGAATCCTGCTTTAACTGAGCCAATCGATCTGAGATTTCTTTCAATGTCGATGCTATCGTCGCTATTGCTCTGAGAGCTGCCATTATTTCTACTAGCACGTTTCACCTTCCATGCCCACCAAGAGCGAAACAGGATGGGAGTCCAATAGCAGACTGTATTAAAGACTGTTATTAACTCCCACCATTTCATTATGCTAATTCAGCCTTAACTTGTTTACCGATTGAGTAAACTTTAGTGATAATGGCGATAACTTCTTCTTCTTCAAGATCTTTTAGTTCTTGTGGAACTTCATCAAGATTAGAGAAAGCTTTAACTAAAGTTTCAAATTCAGTAGCTAATTCAATTAAAGTAGGAAGATCTTCAGCATTTACTTTTTTATCTTTGCTGATTTTAGCAATTGCAACAGCTGCAATCTTTAATCCTTCCAATAATTCCAATGTTTCTGCGATAGTCTTTTTTTCAGTCATATTATCTCTCCAGTTGTTGTCGAATGAATTTTACATCATCCTTAATTTCTCTTAATGTTTCTTCCCTGATGTCCGAGCGCTCCTTGAGTGTAGCATAAGAGTTCTGTAAAGCAATAATCGAGGCGAAAAACCATGCTAAAATAGGTACTAGAATGGCTGATAATATTAACTCTGCCCCGATTTTTTTAAAGCTCATTTCTGTACTTCCTCAATGTATTTCTTAAGAAACTGTGCGTACTCTTCCTTGCTCAGATATTCTTCCTTGTTACTCAAAAACCAAGGCTCCACTAAAATTTTAGAACCAAACACTGTCAGCTTCAATGAAGAATATCCACGATCTTTTGAGGTAAGCTTCTTTTTACCAGTTTCCCCACGCATTCTTCTTCTAAAATAACCGCAAAACATTCCTGCAAACTTTTCAGCGTATGGATAAGACTTTTTGTCTCCGTCTAGCACTAGAACTTCACACCCATGAGCAGTTGGTCCAGCTGAATTTAGGTGAAGCTGGATAGTTAAATCTGCTAAGTAAGGCAAAGACTTTCTAATTGCATCAATGCTGTTTTTACCATAGAAGCATTTTACGTTTTCCATTCCTTCTAATTGTTTCATGCACCAAGTGTTGTATTCGACTTCATTTGTACCTTGCCCAGAAGCTCCAGGATCGTCCGACCCGTGACCTAGGACAACTGCAATTTTTAACTTCTTTTTTGAACTATCCGGTATTTCCGGAATGTTCGGTTTAGAAGACTCCGCTTTTGGAGCCTCCGTTTGTTTCTTTTTAAATAAATTCTTTAACCAATTGAACATAGTTTTTCCTTACTGTGGGATTGCTTTAATTAAACCCAATCTAATAGAGTCAGATTTGTGGGTTTCCCCATTCACAGCCCTTCTTATTTGTCTAGCAGAAACCCCTGCATATTTAGACCTTGAGTTTCTTGGCAGCTTCATACTCTCAAAGCATTTTATTAAAACTTCATCACTCATTATGGATTTTGGATTAAGTTGCCCGTTTCTAACTATCTTTTTTCTTTTTGAGTTTTCTGACCTTGTGAGCAGTCTAAGGTTTGAAATATTATTATTTCTAACGTCAAAGTCTAGATGGTCAACATATAGACCTTCTGGTATTTCATGAACCCAGGACTCAAAAACCATTCTATGGACAAACTTTTGCATCGATTTTCCATTAATACTTATGCCAATTCTTTGGTAACCACCCCTGTCTGGAGAGCTTTTCATTGGACGATATTTGTCTTTCATCTTTCTATAAACCTCTCCATATGGAGTACAAAAATATTCAGTATCCCTATATCTTGCCAACATATCACTCTCCGTGGCAAATGACTTTAACTGGAAAATCCATTAGGGCTACTCCGCCACTATTTTGATTAACGTTAAAGGAAAAAGAAGTTGAGCTTATTGCTTGAAACGACGCTGACCTATTTGTCGTCACACCGACAACTGATATCGAGCAGTTTGGCTCACTGCTGAATCTATTTGCTGTAAATGTACAAACAGAAGGTGTTGCGCTTGTGCAGTTACCGTTGATAAGGTCGCCAAACTCCTTACTAACAGCTCCAGTTCCACTGATCTCTGCGCTATATATTTTAGGAGAAGAAGATCCAGGTGTGCTGTTGTATCCTTGAAAGCTTCCAACTATGACGGGATTAAATGCAGCGGTATAGTCTGCGCCTTGTTTTTGGCAGAATAAATATGTCGTATATTGAGTGGCTGCCCCATTATCCAAAGATGTCTGTATTTCAACCTGTGTCGTAGATGCCTCTGCTGAAAAGCTGGCAATAAAACCATTTCCACCAACGGCAGTAACAACGCAATTTGGAGCCACTGTAAATCTACCGGAGGTAAAAGTACACACCCTAGGGTTTGCATTCGTGCAGTTACCGTTTATAAAGTCAGTGTTTTCTCTATCCACGACACCAAGATTTGAAATCTTTGCACTATATTCAGTCGTATTCAGCGCAACACTTCCACTCGCCACATAAGCCTTAGAGGTCTTGTAGTCGGCTCCTTGTTTTTGGCAGAAGATATTAAGATCAACGTTTTGATTAGCCGTTCCGTCATTTGATCTGTTAATAAAAACAACTTGTGACGTTGTGGCTGAGAATACAATTACTCTTTGTCCTTGAGAGTTTCCAATAGGAATAGCCCAGCAATTAGGAACAACCGTGAAGTTGCTAGTTACAAAATTACAAGTCAATGTTCCTGAAGACCATGAGCAAGTTGTTATCCAGTCTGTATTTTCAAGGGAAACAGTGTTCCCAGACGATACGCTAGCTGAATAAACCATATCAGGCGTAAAATCCACAACGGGACTTCCAACACCTACAAAAGCCTGATCAACCAAAACCGTTCCAGTTGTATCTGTAGACTTTAATTTAAGACCGTTTGAAGTTGAATCGCCAAGGAAGGAAACTGTTAATTGTCTCCATCCTGAGCCTTGAACGTATCCACCAGTAACGGTACATTTATCTTCAGCACCATTCTTTAATGAGCAAAGCTGTAAATCAGAAACATCGTCAGATTTTACCCATAAAGAGGCAACCATCTGAACGCCAAGCTTTCTAGCTGCGTTGATTGTTGATGATTGGCTTAGAGATAAAGCTCCGGTTAATGCTAATGATAATGATTTCTTACCTTCAAAGGGAGTAGATGTATCAGCAGATGCTGTAGCATTTGCTACAGTCCATCCTGTAGTAACTGTCGAATGTTCAAAGTTTGGATTCTCAAGCTCGTTATTGCTTCCAGTATTAACTCTATATTGATTTGTACCAGTTAGTGTTAATTGTTTATTAGGAACTACTAAAGTAGAAACCGTAGCAGGAGTATCGTTATCCCCTCCACCTAATAAGTCTCCAGTATTTGTCCCAGATAAATTCGAACCAGTAATAACCCCTGCACCTGTTATCGTAGCAGTCGCAGAGCCAGCACCATTTTGAATTCTTAAAACATTATCCGTGTCCGCAGCAGATCCTCTGCGAAGATCAAGCGACCCTCCTGATGTAGAAGTAGTTATTTGCGGAGTCACTGAGTTGTTATAGGCTTGCTGTAAAGAAGTTGATCCTCCACCAGCAGAGCCTCCAGATCCAAATTTTCCTGTATTGATAATTCTTGAACAAGTCGTATCCTGCAAAGAGGTACATGATTTTGTAATAACAATCGATGCGATATGTGTTGCAAAGTTTTGCGAGTTTGGATTTTCTATAAAAGAATCATTTGAAAAACTATCAATCGCAGCCGCAAAATTAGAATAAACATTTTGACCGTAATAGATTCTTATTGCACCAGTAGGAAATAGATAAACACGCTGAATAGTTGCGTTATTGTTTGATGGAACCGTTGTAACTGTACCAGCATTATCGTAGGAAGCTGGATTAATATCTGTTACGTTTGTTTGGATAAATGTCGTCTGGGTTCCGTATCTAAAAGTAGAAGATGTGCTCCCTGTAATAGTTACTTCATTTGGGTTTTCTGGAGTAGTCGGATAATTATATGAACGGGAGAACATTTCCCCAGAAGAAAGATTGATCTTTAGATTTGCACCGTTCGCCGAAATATTAAGACCGTTAATTTTAAATGGTCCGAGGGAATCAAATAAATCATAAAGTTGATTGATTCCACCTTGTCCATATTCTGCCAACGAAAGAGCAAAAGAAATGCTTGTTCTATTAATATGAGGCAATCGCCCAATGAATATATTATCCCTTCTCTGCTGAGGAGTTGGATAGGTTGTTTGCTGAACAATTGCACCAGAGTCATTAATTAAAATGTATGTAACATCAGCAGTTGCCAAGTTTGCTACTGCAACAGAATCAAACGCAGACCATGTTACCGTTTTTAATGTTGGTGAAGATGGGTTTGATTTATCTGTTACATAACCAGTTCCGGCACTAAGATCAAACCTAGTAGGGTTAGCATCGATAGACAGAACACCGCCACTTACTAAATAAGTACCTTCGATCCTGTTTAGTGTTTGACCGATATTTAACGATCCATGTGCTGTATTTGTTAAAGTAACACCGTCGAAGGATGGGCTAGAACTTGTGGCAATGTCTTGTGGAGTTGAAAGCGTGATCGAACCAGCTCCATTTGTAACACTGACCTGATTTGCTGTTCCGGTAATTGTAGATGGAACATAAGAAGTCCCATTTCCTATTGGTACTTGACCATTGGTCGGTACAGATGTCGAACCAGTACCACCCTTACTTGGCGGTATTGTTCCAATCGTAACCCTTGTGCCTGTTCTTGTTACAGGAATGGTATCGTAATTAGTTTCAAATGTTGTCTTGTAGGTAGTTTCCCCATCACCTTTACTTGTTGTCGGTGGGAGATTTGCAATTACTGCCAAGCATGGCAACAAAAGCAATAGTAAATATTTTTTCATAATATCTCCTTAAGGTTTAATATTCCAAATAATAGCAACGTCACAGGCAGTGGTTCCATCTTCAGAGATAATACTGATGTTAGATCCATTTAAAATCTGCTCTGATCTACCAGGCTCTAATCTTAATCCAGAAACAGAAGTAGCAACCCCACCCTGCTTATATCTAACGCTACCTGATCCAACATTCATTATATTTCCACTTGTAGCATTTGCTGGTGCTGTAAATGTTTGAACAGCAATAAATCCAATTTTTTCATCAAACGATCCAGTTTGAATTTCTGAATTTGCTATAATTGAATCCAGCTTAGCACTTATTACCAATAAATTTGTCATATTCTCATTGGCAAATGTTTGAAGCTCATTAAATAAATCAGTATCTTTTACAAGACCCTCACCAGTGGCATTCATTTCCCACTGATTGGTACCGTTACCAATTCTAGTTCTATCGAAATTAGCACCTAAATCAGTTAACTGAACATTTAAATCTCCAGCCGTGATGTTAATTGGTCCTGACGCACCTGTAATCTCTACTGGAACAGATACTGTATTTGATGGTGTACCTGTGTCTTTACTTACTGCATATTGAACACCATCAATCTCAATGAATAACTTATTTGGCATTGCTCTATTGTTAGCTGGAGCAACTGTATCCTCGATAACCTGCTGAGGAATACCATCCAATATAAATTGAGTTGGTGCTGTGGTAATTGTTACCGATGTAGAACCATCAGCAGCATACTTTGGAGTAACGTGACGTAAAAGATTAAATGTATCCGCAACGGCAATATCTGCCTCGTATGGAATTACAAAAAAATCTGCATCTACGATTTCAATAATTGGAATTTCTGCATCTAGAGAGTTTCCAGATGTCATTTTGATAATATCTCCAGCCTTAGCTCCGTGAGCCACTGACTGAATTAGTCTTTTTACAGAAGCAGCACCAATTACACCAGTGTTACTTACTTCATAAACACCATGTGATACTACATCTAACGCAATTCTTTCACCAGGAACAGACTGTGCTGTAACATGAATAGGTAAATCTTGTGTGTTTTCAATTCCAGGGATGCCTTCCCTAACAGCAAATTTTGACTTACTACCTTTGATAGACATAATACCCTCCGTTCTATCGACTTCTTAGTGGTAGTTAAATTTTAAGGCATAATTAGGTTTAAGTCTAGTTTGTTGGATTTTTTTATATTTTCTTCTGCTGGAATAATTCTTAAATTCCATGGAACATGGAGACCGCAGATGAGGTCGTGCTTGATTGGTACTATATGGTCAACGTGGTACTTAATTCCTGTTAGTTTTTCTAGGTTAATTTTTGCTAAATACAGATCCTCTATCTGCTTTCTAAACATTTCTTTTCCGATAGATGCATTTTCTAGTCGTCTTTCTCTGACTGCACCATGATACCTAACTTTTTCAGGATTTACCTTTCTCCATTTTCTAGATAAATCTCTATAGTATTCTCTATTTTCAGATCTATATTCTTCTGTCTTTTTAAGAGCTTTTTCATTCATATAGTGTGGAGAGTTTCTTCTTAGAAAATTTATTCTTTCCCTATTTTGATCCCTATATGCCCTCATCATTTCTAACCACTTATCTTTATTCTTCTCTCTATATTCACGCTGTTTTTGATTTACATAATCCCTATTCTCTTGCTGATATTTTCTTAGTCGCTCTCTCTGTTCAGCCAATAGCTTTTCATACTCCTCTGGATTGTTTTCCTTTAAATCTTTTCTGATTTTTTTCTTCTTATCAGAGATTTCTTTTCCTTTGTTTTTCCATCTTTCTGCATCTATTTGCTTACGTCTTTCTTTATACTTTTCAGCAAATTTCCGATCATATTCTCTTTTCTTTTGTTTTCTGATTTCTTCTTTAGATAGTTCCATAAATACTCCTTTATGGGGAGTAATTTATATGTTCATTTTTGTGATGTCAACAAATAAAAAAGCCCACCTAAGTGGGCCTAACTTATTAATATTACTATTAATTGTGTTATTAGATTGCGAGATTTTTAATGTGTCCGTGAAACGATGGCGAAATAAAAAGCTCACCATATGAACATAGTCTTGCTTCGTAAGTGTCTTCATCTGCACTGCGTAAAAAGACTGACCCGTCCTCTTCTGCAAACTCAATTCCACCTGGTCTTAAGTAAAATTCCATATACTTAGTATTTAATAACCAGATTTCATCTTTAGCACACATACGATCCATAACAACAGGAACAGCTCCATCTGGTGTCATATACTGAACAGCATCGAAACCAAATTGTGCGTATTGCTTGTTTACTGGAGTCATAGGGTAACGCTTATCGTTTTCAGCAAGCTCAAGCATTTTTTGGTACTGAGTGTATGAACAAGCGATAAGGTTGATTGATTTACCACAACGGTACTTAACTTGAACGATGTCACGGTTAAGGATAGCTGTAGAAATTGCACCACCAGCAGCGTCTTTTACATACATAGACCATCTTCTTTGAAGAGGAATGTTGTAAAGATCTAAGTTAGGTGTACCAGCAATCCATGCTTCAGTGTACTTAGAGATTTTTCTAAGACCTGTCATATCACCTTCGTATGATCTTTGCATAACGATAGCAGCAGTAGCGCCAAGTGGAGCTGGACCAGCTACTAAACCAGCAAGAACAGCAGAAGTACCAACTAAAGACACAGTGTAAGCAACTGGATCAACAGATACAACTTCAAGTAAGTTAGTAGTGTTATCTCCACCTTCAGCTGTACCACCAGCACCAAGAGCGTTGATACCAGTTACAACTTGAACAAAGTCTCCTTCTTCCCAGTTACCTTCATTGAACTTAGTAGCTGTGAAAGTAACAACGTATGGAGATACGTTTGTACCAGCACCAGTTACATCAGCAGCTGCAGCGTCACCGTATCCAAGGATACCTGTACCGTCACTGAATAACATTCTTGAACGGTTACGATCGTATGACATCATTAGGTCGTCCATTGGGCGATCCATAAAGTCATAGAAAGCACCTTCAGATGTAGAAGCAGCTTTTAATGATTCACGGTCGATTAATACACGTCCGTAAAGTTTTTTAGAGTAAAGGATAGAGTTAGCGTATTTACCTGTGTTTGCCACTGGTAATTTACGAGAACCAACTGACCCTGAGAAACCTAGTGGTTGATCTTCAACATAAGACTTACCAACGAATTTCTCGTTTGTTTTTACTTGTGAAAGGATTTCGTGACCAGCGTTGAATACAACTTCAGCCAATTTCCCGTACTTAATTTTAAATGATTCATCTCTAGTTTGTAGAGACCATGGTGTCATTGATGCCATAAAATATTATCTCCTGTAGTTTTTAAATTTCTCTAATGCCATTTCTTCTAATTGCTTTTGCCTATCTGTCTTTTTAGGCGCTGATTTTGTGTCTAATTTACCAGCAAGTTCTTCTTTAAGTTTTTCCTTTCTCTTTTCCTTGTAACCAAGAGAGTTAAGGATTTCTTCATCAGTAACATCTGGAAACTCAACCAACAATGCCGCTACCTTGAAAACGTCGCCTTTTCCGGCGGTCTGAACTAACTGCTCTGCTCTATCGTAAGATGGTTTTTCTTTTGACCATTGGATAACCTTTTGCGCATTAAGTTCCTTTGGATCCATACCAAACTTCTCTACAAGCTCAGACTGTAATTCAGCAAATTGTTCTTCAGAAACTCCAGCTTGCCTCTTAAGTGAGTTTTCTTCGGCGATTCTCTTTTGGTATTCTTGAGTTTGTCGCTCTCTCTCACCGACCTGGTTCTGTTTTTTCTTCAACCAATCGTTCTCTTTTTTAACAAAAAAAGCATCTCTTTGATTATCATCCATATCCAGAAATTGTGCAACAACTGGAATGTAATGATAAAACAAAGCCTTATCTAATTGTTGTGCATCTAGCCCTAACTTGTCAACCATGTCAAATATAGGTTCAGTAATATTTTCTGAAACTTTTCCTTGACTGAATGATTGTAGCACACCTTCAAAGTGGTTTTTAATCCCACCAATGTAATTATCTACATTTTTAACATACTCTTCAGTTTGTTGTTTTTCTTTTTGCCAGGCTTTTGTCTTTTGATCTAGCTCAGTAAATCTTTTCTGAATTGCCTTTTGACCTGAATAACTGTTAATAAGTTCTTGCTCATCAACTTCTTCCTCGATCTCCTGACCATCCATCTTATATTTAACCTTCTTCTTGTTAGATTCAGGTTTTTTCTCTTCTTTTTCTTCTTCCTCTTTTTCTTCTACTTCTTCTTTTGGCTCTTTTTTACTAGGCTCTTTGTTTTCTTCTCTTTTTGGTGTCGGATTCCCAATTTCGTACTCTTTTTTTGCTGGTTCTTTTTCTGGCTCCTTACCATACTCGGCTTTCTCCTTACTTTCAGTTTTAGGATACTCTTTCTTAGCAATAGATTCGCTTTTAGCCTCCTGTGCAGGAGCTTGCTCCATTGAAGCTGCCTTCTGCATTACCTGATTCACTAAAGCTTGACTCATAACTTAAACTCCCTGTTCATTTATCACTTGTTGTTGGTCCTGTGCGACCTGGTTATTTGCTGTTTGTAGTGCTGCTGTATTCATAGGTGCATTTTGTACTGGTGGCATCTGTGCCAACATTGGAACCTTGAAAAAGATCGGATAAATCGTAAATGCCATCACTCTTTGCTGAAACATTGGATTCATCTTAGCTTTTTCCCACATTAAAAACTCCATAGACTTAATATAAGCCTCTAGAGCCAACATAATTTCAGGTTTTTCACCCTTATATTCTCTTTGCTGTAGTGTTTCTACGAATAATGGGTACTCAACTAAGAAATCGTCAAATGATCTAGGCTCAGGCACATTCTCACCATTTAAAATCTTACTGATTTTAAATTGAGCTGCCTTTGTAGACGCAGTTCTTAGGTTTTTAAATCTTCTATCGTTACCTAAATCTAGAATTTGTGTAATTTCATTCTTCTTAAAATACGGTCCTTCTGGATCATTTTGAGTTGCCATGTTAATATCTAGAATTGTGGCTACCTTACCTGTCTTAGAATCAGGTAACGCACTTGAGTTCTCAATTCTAATGTCATAACATCTGCTAAAATCAGCTTTTGAAATATCTCTAATTAGATATTCGTTATCTTCACCTAGCATTTTAACAAAACGACCATCAGATCCAACGTAATACTGTTGCATTAACGATAAAACCATCTTATTCGTATCGATAATTCTTCTCTGACGTTTTGCCATACCACGAGATTCACGCTGTAATTCTTGCTCATCTAAAAACTGTAGTGCTACCGCTGCCTTAATACCTTTAGGCGGCTCTCCTCTAGAAATACCATATACCGCTGATTGTTTTTCAACGTATCTCTCAGACATCGTTAAAAGATCACCACTAGCAGCATTTACTCCATTAAATGTCACCATTTGCGGAGCTACTGGACCTTTAAATTCAAGCGCTGAGTATTTATTAGATAGCTTATTAGGATCAACCGCACCCTTTGGATAAACCCACTTAGGAGACGCAGATACTGCAAATCCCTTAGCTGTTGAATACATAACCATATCATGTAGTCTTTGTAGTCTTTCCAGGTTATGAGTAAATGGTCTACCTGTAATTTCATCTGGAACATCAATATCAGTATCAAAAATAAATGGTAATTTTCCATGCTTATATGGAAAATCGCTCATCTCTAAAATGACATTTCTTGTGTACTTAACATAAGCACCATTTGGTAAATACTTAGTCGGTCTATGATAGTATGTTACTACCATACACATATTAGTCATATCCGATTCATACTGAGGAACATTATAATATCCAGACATATCATCTGGACTGATTTCACCAGCTACTTCTGGATAGTCATATTTAAGCTCGTCAACGTGCCTAAAATCCACCACTGAAAAATCATCACAGTCATGGATATTCTTTTTTCTTAACTGATGAAATGCTCTATCAGGTCCTAAAACCTTAATACAAATATCGCCATTTTTAACTGATTCGATTACACTTCCATCTTCACGCTCTAGCGTAATCCCTTCAGACTTAGCCTCGTTATATCTAGCATTTTCTCCACCTAGGTTTTTATCCCAATAGATATATGTATAAGACTCTCCTCTTAAAAAGTTAGTCTTATCACCATCAGCAAAAATAGTCTCAAAATCCATCTCCTGAGCTTTACTTGTTAGCGCTAATTTAGCTAACTCTGCATGGTTTTCATCTTCTAACTCATCAGACTGCGGAATAACGGCAATAATAGGCTTAAAGCGTGATCTCTGTGCTACCTTGGCATCTACCATCTCGTTTACAAAATTAACAAATGACTTACTGATATTTAACCCGTCATCACCAGCCATTGTATCGTCACGAAATCTTCTTGTACTATCAGGTAAATATCCAATACCTTTATACATCGCCTCGATTTTTCTCATCGCCCATAGAGCAGTTCTTCTAGAGTCAATCTTCTCTCTAATATCTGTCGTTAACCACGACAAGACTTCTTTTTGGTCTTGTAGATTAATAAACGGAAATAACTTAGTATTATAGCTACCGTAATTGCTCTTTTCCTTAAAAGCATCATAAACAGACTGTCTCATCTTATTCTCCTAGTCCGAGGTCTTTTTTCATAATATCATCAACTGATTTCTCAGCTTCAGATAATCCCATTGGGTCCAATGGTAAATATTCTACCTTATGTGTACTCTTCATAAAAGACCTTAACTCAACAAAAGCCACAACATTAAAAACTAAATTAACTAGCGATAATAAAATCGCTACAAAACTAACTACCAAACAAATAATTATCGATGTCTCCATATGCATTCTCCACTTTTTTATCAAAATCCATATCCGCTTCTGGTGTAATTCTAAATCTTTCAAACTTAACAGGGTCACTAGGTGGCTTTGTATCTGGAACCATATAATATCCAGCTAAATTTAGCCCATAGCGTAAACAATCTAGTAAATGGTCATTCTCTTTTGGGATCTTACCATTATCATCTGTCCTATAATTATCCATTTCCCAATACATTTTTACACATCTATCACTTAACCAGAAAAACCCACCCAATATCGTATCTTTTATTAAACTGAGTTTATTCTCTTTATTCTTAAGGTCTTTATCACAACCCACAAGATCAATAGGAAAATCAGGATAATTTGCTACAATATCACTGTAAAACCACGCCGCTGCATAGTCATATGTTCCTAACCAGTCAGGAAAATTAGAATTTATTTCTTTACACTTGTCAATTATTTTAGGAATCATTTTCGACGAGGCGTTTTCTCCTAGTTTCGTTACATATAACTCATCAACTAGGAAAATTCTCTTATCGTACCTATGAACTGCCATAAATAAGACAGCAAAGCACTTACTAGATCCAGGATCGGCAATCATAAAAAAGTCCCAATCTTTTCTATTTTGCCTAAAACACTCTATCATGCTTTCATATTTAACTACATACTTCTTACTTAACATTGGAAAAATGTGCTTACTACCAAGCTTCACACGCTTTGCTAGATACTCTCTCTCATATAAATCATATTCATCTCTAGCAATATATTCCATCTTCTTTTTTTCTAAAAACTTCGCTGAAATGTGCGGATTTACCGAACTTGGAAAGTTAAAATACGCACCATCTGCCATTTGCATCGCCGAATCTGCCAATCTCGTCAGCAAATCCGTACCATCTCCTGGTGTCCCGACTGATAACAACGGCGCATCTGTAATCGCCCTATTCGGGTCAAATGCATCATAAAACTGAGTGTGAAAGTCCTTCGTCTCATCATATACCGCAATACCAGTACACGAATATCCACGGGCTTTATCGTAATTGTCACTACCATCACACGCTATATACGACCCATTTTTAAAAAAAATCTTCTTATCCGTATTATTTATACTGTCTACATATTTTCTCTGTAAATGAATAGGCAAAAATCCAGGCATCCTATTATTATCCCAGATAATTTCTTTAATTTGATTTTGCTGTGGTGTAAAATAATACGAAAATGTCTCTGGGGTTACCATCGCCACCCTATGTGTCGCATAACACACTATCTCGGTTTTTCCCCACTTTCTTCCACACTCTACAATTACATCCTTTTTACCATCTAAAAAAAGCGCCTTACCAACTGGAATCTGTCCACTGTGAGGTGTCCATATAGAGTTTAAGTCTGACAAGACATTTGCCAAAAAAATCTTTTTTCTCTCTAATAATTCCTTATCAGAATACGCACTATTAGGCTCTATTACTAAATCCCTATCCGCCATCCTCTTAGCGCTCAAATGGATTCTCCCCAAAATCAACTTCTTCTAACTCGACTTCTTCTTTTTTAATTTCTTTATACTCTGCCACAAAAAACGGGTCTCGTGCCAAAATCTCTGTCGCCTCTTTTAACGTAACAACTACACTTTCACTAATATCTGTCGGTTTTCCAGTCTCAAGTCTCGTTATTTTATCCAGTGTCGCTACAATATCAGCTAATTTCTTAACCTCATCAACTGTATATTCCTCTACCCTGTCACCAACACTCTGCAGCCCTCTAGTTAGCAAATTATACGCCATCCCTGTCGCTTTCTCCAGCGCATCTACCTTACCTTTCATGTACGGAATTACGCCAGTCTTATCAACTTCTTTTTTCTGCTGATGCCAACACAGCGGATCTGTACCAGATTCGTCAATACCAAATACATATTTACGGAGAGTATCTACCGATACGTCCATCTGTACTGATATTTCAGATACAGTGAACCCTAGAAAATACATCATTTTGATCTTCTCTAGGGTTTTTTTCGGTAATTTATCTAGTTCTATAAGGTCCAATCAAGAATCCTAATTAAATGCACTTCTTATTTTATCTAGTTCTATTAAATCATGCATTATTTTTTAGATTTCTTTTTTACTGATTTTAACTCAGTAGCAGGCTCTACCTTCTCAACGGCAACAGGTTTTTCCTCTACAGGTAATTTCGCCAGCTTCTTCTCAAATTCCTTCTTATCTTCTTCAAGACTGTATTTTTCAACTTCATGACGTAGTTCCATTAAAGATCTCATACTGATACCCTTAATACGTCTATTGATAATCTCATTGAATTTCTCTAGTGACTGTTGCTCGATCAACTGAAGTACAAGATTATAGTCAAATCCAATTTGAGCATTTCTTAAGTCCTCTAGGATTTCCTTTAATGTAGCTGATTTAAAATCATTATTTCTAGGAATATGACCTTGAATAAACTGAAATGGTTCTTTAAATCTTGGACTGTTTAAATGACCGTTAATTTCATTAATAAATGCTTCTAGTTGTTCTTTTTTATTACTCATGAGTAGCTCCTTTTTCATAATAATATTGTCTATTTTGTCTATTGTCAAATACCTTCATTTTTTACCTGCAGAAAATTTGGCTTGTAGTTTTTTTTGTCAAAGAGGTTGAAAAAATGGTGGGGTATAAAGTTACATATAGAAAAACTCTTTCACCAAAGGAGTAGTTTCTACCGGGGGCACCCCCTACCCTACCTATCATTATATGCATCTTATATTATATGAGTGTATTGATTGCTATCTAGATACGCTATCGACACGGCTATCTATAAAAAGAAAAGACGCACTACACAATAAAGCGCAACTTCATGTCACGCTATGCTTACTGATGTTATCGTTCGTACTTACCAAAAGTCCTACCATTTTCAAAAGCCTCAATAATGATAAGTAACATATGCCATCTCTCTATTGCAACCTTCTTATAAGCAGTGCGTAAAAAGTGCCCACGATACTTATCTATATTATCTCTTAGTGATAATTTTAACACTGGATGTACATTGTATTCTGCGTCATATATCTCCATTACTGGTGATGCATCACGAAAACCCTTGTCTTCTTTTGTCCTGTAAAAATCATTATACAACGCATTATGATATTTTCTGGATATTTTATGCTCATTGAGCAGTGCACCAGACTTACCTTCATTCACAGTGTCAATATAACACGACGCCAAATATTTATTAACATTTAACGCACTGATAGGTGAATATTTTAGTAACTCCATATAACTGAACGATGCGTTACCGGCAGTGAATGGATTGTCAATGTCAAACATTTTATCTCTCCTATGTTTAAGTTTTCACTTAATCTATATTATGTATGTCAATAAGTCAAGTACCATATAAGAGTGTCCTGTATCCACCTTGGAGGTAGGATGATTTTTTGTATATAAACTAATTTTTTTAAAAGCTCTCTTTTTTTTAATATATATAGTGCGCGCGCGAGGAGAAAATAAATGTATAACGAAATTTCGTCCTACCTCCTACTA